CGGCTCGTGAGCAGGGGTCCGAGTTTTGGAAATTATGGGAGAAGTCCAGCAAGGGTGAGTGGGACCCCAAGGCCAAGAAGTGGGTGCACGGCCCAAGCAAGGCCAACATCGTGGGCTATCACATATCGCAGGAGATGCACCCCGACATCACGGCCAAGGACATAGCGCAGAAGAAGGAGACCTACACGCCCCGCCGATTCGCCAACGAGGTGCTCGGTGAGTTCTTTGCTGGTTCAACCAAGCCGCTCACCTTTGATGAGGTGCTCCCCGTCTTTGACCGCGACCGCGATGTGGTCCGAGGCGTCGCTCCGCCAGCCGAGACCTACATGGGAATTGATTGGGGCAGGGAGACGACCGTGGTGATTATTGACGAGCATAGCAACATTCTCCAAGCGGTCAAATTGGACTCCCGTGAGACGGGCGAAGGCGACGAGGTGGAGATTCTGAAGAAAATGATTGGCGACTATAACTGCGTGCAGGTCGTTGCCGATATTGGCTACGGTGCTCGGCAGGTCAAGGAATTGCAGGAGGAGTTCGGCGAGCGGGTTCGCTCCTGCTATTATTCGTCTCGGCCCATGACCCCCTACGAATACAAAAAGCGGGACAACAACCGCAACCTCATTTTCATGTGCGTCGTGGACCGCACGACCTATGTGGAGCAGACCGTGGAGGCCATCAAGAACCGTGAGGTGAGCCTGCCCTATGCTGACGAATCACTCGCATGGGTGGCGCACGAGTGGTGTGCTTTGACGAGTTCCGCCGAGGCTGACGAGAAGAACACGCGCCCGATTCGGGGACAGACGCTCACCAAATACGGACGAGACGGAGACGACCACGCATTCCACGCCCTGCTCTATGCCCGCCTCGCCCTTGAAATCAACGACGGCGGCGCTTTGCCCGAGATGCGAACCTTCGGAGCCTAAGTGCCTATGGGCTGGGGGTATATAATCTTTTGCTACCGATAGTTATAGTTCCAATCACTTTTTGGGCCATAGCGAGCGTTATGAACCGCATTTTGAAGTCATTCCCACCATGGCGGACGCTAACGAGGTTCTGTTGGAGATGCTCAAGGGCCTTCGTGATGATGTGGTGGTCATTCGGGACAACCATTTGGCGCACATCGCTGAGGACATTCAAGACATTAAGACCGAGCAAGCGGCCCAGCGTCGGGACATTGAGGACCTCATGGAGTTCAAGGAGGGCATCAACCAGCACATCAAGTCGGGCATCACCCGTCTCGTCTTCACGGCGGCGGCCATCATCGCCGCCTCACTCGGCATACCGCTGGCGTTATGAACCGCCTATGGAGATGCGTAGGAACATGAGCCGAGGGCACCCCCATCACTCGTCCACCAAGAGGCTCTTTTGGTTCGTCTCGGTTCCCATCGTCTTGGCTTGGGTTTCGTTTGCCTCGCTGGCCGTGTGGCGGAGCGTCGTGGACGGCATAGAAATCACGGAGAACCAATTGACCGTCATAGGTATCGTCGGTGGTCCCGCCTTGCTCATCATCACCAGCCTGCTGGACCTTTTCAAGCAAGAGACCACACAAGAGATTGGGAACATGCAACCACGACACGAAGCGGACATGGTTTTGATGCAGGCTCGCACGGAGCATGAACTCAGCCGAGCCGCCGCCCAGCACGAGCACGAGATGCTCATGCAACGAGAGGGCCGAATGCCCGTGTCTCCTTCAGAGGTTCCACTCCCAAGCGATGAAGAGTGAACACCGTTAAGAACTTGAGCGTCAAGCCAAGTCCATGGCGGAGCGCAAGCGCCGACGATTCTCGTTCCTTGGTCGGGGCCGTGAGGCCGCGCCCTCTGAGGACATGAGCACCAAGGCCCTCGCCTCCATGTCCCGCATCGGTCAAGCGACCAGCGTGGACAAACGGACAGGCAAGAAGTCCGACGGCGGGCACCAATTGGTCAGCCCCGCCATTATACGGGACATTAGCCTCAAATCCGAGGTTATCGCCGCCATCCTGCGACGCACCGTGGACGATGTGCTCGGCAACGGCTATCGCTTTGACCTCGCCGAGGGCGTGGACCGAGGCAATCCCGAGGAACTTGAACGCCTTCGCCTATTCTTCTCCATGCCCAATCCCGACGACATGGGCAACGAGTGGCTTGAGAGCCTCGTCTATGACCTCGTGCTCTATGGAGACGCATACCTTGAATTGGACGGGAGTGGAGACACCAGCGACGACGAAGGCTCCGATTGGAACTTTGGTGGGAACCTCGTCTCCATGTGGAATATCCCAGCCGACACCATGGAGATTATCCCCAGCGAACGGCTCCCAGCGCCACCCGAGATGGCCTACACCCAAACCCTCAACGGGATGAAGCGACGGTTCTCGTCTGAGAAGGTGCTTCACATCGCCAAATACAAGCAGGGTCGTGGCTACGGAACCTCACCGCTCGTGCCTCTATTGCAGACCATAGCGGGTCAATTGAACCTCTCAAATTACATCAACGAGCAGTTCACGGGAACGCTCCCAAAGACCATCCTCAATGTCGGCGACATTAGCAACGCCGAGATGAAAACGATGCTGGCCATGCTTGAGCAACAATTGAGCACGGGCAAATCGCCGTTCGGATTGGTCGCCGTGAACGGTGGAACGGGCTTCCAAACCCACCGACTCATTGACTCCATCAAGGACGGCCAGCACCTTGACCTGCTCTATTATTATCGTGAGGAAATCTGCGCCGTGTTCGGCATCCCGCCCATGAAATTGGGCTGGGTGCAGACGGGCAAAATGAGCAACCCCGAGCAACAATTGGAAGCGTGGTATGATGTGGTGGAGTCCTACCACCACCGCATCGCCTCCATGATTAACCACCGCATCCTCCCCATCCTTGGCGTCAAGGATTATGTGTGGCGATTCAACACGATTCGTCCGTCCAAGGAAAAGACGATGGCCGAGGTCGTCCGTGCTCAAGGACAGGCTATCGCCGCTCTTAGGCAGGAGGGCGTTATCACCATCAACGAGGCACGAGCCATGCTCGGCTATGAACTGCTGGACGACGAGAAGGCCACCGACCCGTTCTTTGTCTCGCCCAAATTGTCCATCAACCAAGGGGCCGAAGCGGCCGCCGCTGAAAATGACGCTGAGGACGCCTCAGACGACGAGGAATCCCCCGAGGCTCCTACACCCCCCGAGGACCGAGAAGAGGCGCTGGGGGCACCGTGGGAGGTGTTCTAATGGACATTTCAATTGATGCTGGGGTGTTCCGCCGCCTTGGAGCCTCGTTTGCATACCTTGGAGCGTTCATGGAGACCAGCGCCAGCATGGAGATGCAACGCCTCATGGGCGAGAAAATCCTCGCCAAGGCGCTTCAATTGGTTCCCGTCCGAACAGGCGCTCTCAAGTCCACGGGGCGCGTCGTGAAGTCTCAAGACCGCAAGGGCATGGAGGTCCGATTCGGGAACTCCCGAATCCGATACGCTCTCGTCGTTGAGTTCGGCCGCATTCAGTTCGCTCCCTTCCCACCCCGACCCTACATTCGCCCCGCCGTGCGCTACGCTTCACGGCACTTCAAGCGAGACGCCCGCCTCGTCTTGGATAAGGCCGTGGCTCAAACCCTGCCGAAGGTGATAAAATGAGTGCTGAGGACCCCCTTCAAAACCACCGCTTGGACCGATTGGAAGAAGCCTTCACCAAAATGGCCGAGGCGCAAGCCGAACGAGACAAGCAAATGTCGTCTTTGACAGGAGCGCTTGAGGTGCAAAACCAAGTGCTCACGAGTGGATTTGATTTGATGAAGCGGCTCGCCGCCGCCATCATCGGTGTGCTATCGGTGGTCATAGGCGGAACACAGGTGATGTGAGATGGACGAGCAAGTGGACAAGGCACCCAAGACGAACTTCCCCACCCGTGGCGACGACCTCAAGGTGAGCCTGCGGAACAGTCAATATGACTCGTTCCCGCTGGCCTACGCTCTGAAATTGAGGGACGAGCACCCCGATATATGGAGCAAGGGCGGCAACATTCTCGGCAACACGCAGTTCAACCGACTCCGCAAGGTTCACGGTCAAATGGGTGAGGCCAAGACCCCGACCGACGAGAAGGCCGTCCGCCTCCGTGAGGCTTGGGCCGCTCGCCACCTCAAGGACTACCGCCTCGCTGGCGTGGTCGCTCAAATCAAGTGGCTCGTGATTGGTTCCCGTGGTTTGTCCCACATGAAGCAGGTCATTGATGAGGCCCGAAAGAAAAGCCTTGAGGAATAACTTAATATAGGTGGGAGCACGACCTTAACCTATGGCGAGAACCAAGAACGGTCGCAAAAAATTGTTGAACCGAGCACCCCGCTGGGTGATTGAGGGACTTGAGGCGCTGGCCAAAGACCCGCCGTCGGAACCGTGTGGGACCGATTGGTTCATTCAATTCACCTTTGAGTGGCGCAACCTCCACCTCTCAGACTATGCCGACCTGCGCTGGCCACCTCGCGATTGGGACAACACACCCAACGATATGGCCGCCTTGCTCCGCCGCATGGGCTGGACCAACCTCAAGGCGGGCACGGGCCGCCCAGCGATGTGGGAACGCTCATAAACCACATAGGGACAACCGAAGCCCATGAGCAGTCTTGACAACGCCACCGTCGTTGATTCTCAAGTGTTCTCCGCTATCGCTGGTGAAGCCAAGGAGGCCGTGTTTGAATACCGCCTCACCATGCCCTTCCAAGTGGATAAGGACTACAAAGCCGCCCACGAGGATGAGGACGATGTGGTCGTCTATGGCCCCGTCTATGTCGGCGACGAGACGATGCTGGACCGACACCGTGAACTCGTGGACGCCAAGGCCATTATGGCCTCATGGGAGACCTACGCCATGAACCCCGTGATTCTCTATAACCACCGCAAGGACTACGGCGTCATTGGCCTCATGGAAGAGGTTGAGATGGGCATGTGGGAGAAGCCCGACGGCGAGAAAATTGAGGCCGTCTTTGGCCGTGCTCGCATTGACGGTGGCGAGAAGGACATAACCCGCAAAATCAACAAAGGGATGCTCCGAGCGTTCTCCATCGGCTTCATCGCCAAGGCTGGCGTGAAGCAGGGCGAGGGCGACGACGCATACCTCACCTTCACCGAGGTGGAGTGGATTGAGACGAGCGTGGTGGACATTCCCGCTTCGCCCAACGCCTTGTTCAATGTGAGCAAGTCGCTGGTCTCCTATGACGGTGAGAAGCACCTCATCGGCGTGGAGGAGCGAGACGATTCTTATGTCATTGAGTTCGGCAAGGCTGACCCCATGCCCGAGCAGGGTCCGCAAGAAGGAACCGAGATGGGCTTTGACGCTGAGGTCCTCGTGGAACTCACCGACACCATCGCTGGCTTGGAAGCCAAAATCGCCGAACTTCAAGGTCGGATGGACGAACCTATTGGCGGCGATACCGTTAAGACCCATGATGATAGCCAAGTGGCCATGACCGAGCAAGAAATCGCCGAAGTCGTGGAAGAAGAGGTCGTTGAATTGACGGCCGACGAAGAGACCTTCACCGTCAAGTCCGAAGAGGCACCTGTTGAAGAAGTCGTTGAGACCAAGGAAGCCGAGGAAGAACTCGCCGAGGACGCCGAAGAGGCACCTGTTGAAGAAGTCGCCGAGGAAGAACTCCCCGAAGAAGTGGTTGAAGAAGCCGCAGACGAAGAAGTGGTTGAAGAAGCCGCAGACGAAGAGGTTGAGACCAAGGAAGCCGAAGAGGCCGACCCCACCTTCGCCGTCCTTTCAGAGGTCGCATCCTCCCTCACCGCCGTTGAGGCTGGCTTGAAGGAACTCACCGCTCGCATTGACGAGACGGAGAGCCTCAAGTCCATGCTCGCCGAGCGAGACGCAACCATCGCAGAACTCACCGAAGCCAAGGCCGCCGCAGAAGCCGAGGCTGAAATTGAAGCCGAAGTCTCCCGCCGTCTCGGCGAGAAGATGAGCGAACTTGGTTTGAGCGCCACCCCAGCGGTCGCCAAGCCCAAATCCATGTCCCCAACGACCAAGACGACCACCAAGGTGAAGTCGGGTCCAACCAAGCATGACCCCATGCCCGAAGTGAGCAAAGGAATGGCTTCGCTCGGCGATTGGTTGGAAGTCCGCCTCGCAGGAAAGAGGCTCGGTTGAGGGGCAACGGTTAATAGCCACAAAGACAGGAGAGATGAAACATGAGCCAAGAAATTGACTTCACCGAATTGACCGAACGCGTCAAGAATGCCCTCGCTGGTGCCGCCGCTGGAACGGGCGCTACCATGCTACCCACGGACACCGCAGACGAGATTATCGGCATCGTCTATGAGAGGAACTTCATGCGAAGTCTCTTCCCAGCCATGCCCATGTCTCGCCGCAAGGTCAATGTGCCCAAATTGAGCGGGTCGGTGGACTTCCACCAACAGACGCTCTCCATGACGGATGCAGGCACCGCCGCTTCCGAATCCCGCCACGCCACGGATGAAATCACCTTGGAACTCAAGACGATGATTGCGAACATCCCCATCGGGAACTACCTCGTCGCCTACGGTGTGGAAGGTCTCATGTCCGTCCTCCGAGACGACATCGCCTCCCGCCTCGCCTACAACGAGCAGTCCTTGCTCTTGAACGGCGACACCGAGACGGGTTCGGCCTACGCTGACAACATCAACGGTGCCTACGCTTCCCCAGCCAACACCACGGGTGTCTCCGCCTCGGCCAACGACTACCTCCTCCTCTTTGACGGTCTCCGCAAGTCCGCTACGGCAACCTCCGTCGCAGTCGGTGGAACCTTCGCTCTGAGCCACCTCCGAACCGCCATTTCCAACCTCGGCGTCTATGCAGACAACCGAGACGACTTGGCCTTCATCGTGCCTCGCAACCTTGAGGTGCAATTGCTCGGCCTGACGGAACTCCAAACCGTGGACAAATACGGTCCTGCCGCCACCATCCTCTCGGGTGAAATCGGTCGGATTTACGGCATCCGTGTCTTTGGAACGGGCGCTCTCGCCACCAACCTCAACGCCACAGGCGTCTATGACGGCATCACCACGGACACCACCGTCGCAGTCTTGACCCACATTCGCTCCCCAATGATTGGAAACCCAACCGTCGCCGAGCGCCGATTCAGCATTGGCTTCCACGACGAGCCAACCAAGGACCGATTCGTGCTCATCCCCAAGCAGGATATTGCCTTCGGAGTCCGCTACCCCGAAGCCATCTGCCTCTTGACGGGCATCGCTACGGTTTGAGGCTGACCTCGCTCGGCTTGCTCTCCTTGGACGCTCGCTGGGCGGGCGCCACCATGGGAGGGAACTGAATGACGGCCATTGACTATTGCACCCTCGCCGAGGTTGAGACCTACGCAGGCATCAATTTCAGCGACGGCATCGGACCAAGCGACTCTGAAATCGCCACGATGATAACCAATGCTTCACGCATGGTTGATGCTTACGCAGGCCGCCAATTGGCTGGAACCGAGACCTTCGTTGAATATCAAGACTCCTCAGAGCGCATGAGGCACCTCGTCCTGCGGAACCGCCCCATCGTCTCGGTGGCCTCGGTTGAAGAAACCAAGTCCGACGGGACGACGACCACCCTCGTTGAAGGACGCACTCGTGGCGACTCCGATTGGTGGCTGGACGACTCCGACTCGGGCATCATTCGGTTCCATAACGCAGTCGGCATCAACGCCCTGCAATTGTTCAAAATCACCTACACGGCGGGACGAACGAGTCCCCCCATTGAAGCCAAAATGGCCACCATCCTTCTCGTGGTCCGTCAAGCCGCTCGTGCGGCCCTCAACGACGAGAACTGCTCGGAGCGCATCAAGGAGATGTGGCGTCCACTCTTGGCGACGACGGAGAGCGAATATCGCGAGATGCTTGAGCGTGTCAAGCGAGACGCCTATTCCGCCGTTGCCGTGTTCGGGAACGGTGGTGCATAACCATGGTGGGCGGCCAACCTCCGTCCGTGGACCCCCACACCTTGCTCACGGGTCTTATTGAGGACAATACCCCCTCCGTGGGTGGCTGGACCGTCGTGGTGAACGACGGATGGATTGAGGCCAAGAAGCAAAAGACCTATCAAATCGCCATCACCCAAGAATATGGGGAGGT